TATCAGACCAGCGTAGTTTCTTTTTATCTCCGCATTTAACTCTACATTCTATAGTTCCATGCTCAGTGAATGTTCCTTGTCTATGTTTACTTATATAATGCCAGGAGTCTTGATTAGCTACTTGAACAGACATCATGGCGTGAAGTAGCATTGCCGCTGTTTACGATGGTGTTTTTAATCTCAACACGACCGCGATTTGTTTCACCGGCAATGAAAGATTTAATGCCATCAGAACCCATTACTTGCTGGCCAAACGTTTTTGCTTCGATCACTTCTTTTGGCACTGATTGCTTTTGAGCAATGTCCACAATTTCATCATTTAAATATTTAATTGCAGTGTCCAGTTCAGCAATTTTGGCTTTATATTCAGAACTGCCAGCATCGCCTTTTGCCTCAACGGCTTTTTCAACGGCTGCAATTTTCAGCTCTACGTTTTTCTGCATCTCAGTGAGAGCGTTTTTAACTTCTTCTAACATAATAATTACCTTTAGATTTTGAATGCTTTTAATAATGCGATTACTGCTTTGCTTTCTTCTTCTTCACGCTCTCCGTGAATTGTTTTTACTGCCGCCACGGTCGCCGTGGCTTCAGACTGAGAAAGACCTTTGGCGCGGAGGAATTTTTCCACTTCGCTTAATTTTTTTGCACTTTTTACGCTGTCAATATGCGCGCTGTTATCCGCTGGCGTTTCTACAATTGAAATCTCGAACAATTCGATCTCTTTTAATACGCGAACAACGCCATTTTGTTCTGAATCTTTAACAACATATCCAATGGAAAGCCCACTAATTGCACCGTGCCGCAACAGCGCCGCTGTGTCTTCTGCTACTGAGTGGCCCTTGGTCAACTCGCCAGACACAAACAAACCGCGCTCGTCTTCGTAAATCTCGGTAAACTTACCAATAACAGGGCCATAATGATTCCAGCGCAACTGTATTGGCCGGTCACGGTTAATTATTGTGTTTTTATACGCGCCAGCTTTAATAGTGTCGCCATATGAATCAAGGCCATCAAAAACAGAAGCATAACCGCTGAATTTTAAAGAGCCTTCGGCACCCATTTTTACCTCGCACTTGGCAAGGTCTAGCTGTTTATGTTCCATGGTTTATAGCCTGTGTTTGTCGTTGTGTAGTTCCGGCTGGTACAAGTGAGCCATTTAAATAAATCTTATCGCCGCCTATTTCAGGTTTTAAGCCTTCCTCGGCGCGCGCTTCGTTTGGCGTCATAATGCCAGCGTTAACAGCTTTGCTTTGAGCATCCAATCGGGTTTGTTTATCGGCGCGTAACAGTGAGTCGAAATTAAATTCTATATCCACACTTTCCCAGTCTTTGCGGTCCATCAGCCAGCGCTTAATGCTTGACTCGATACGCTCTAAATACGGCTTAAGGTTTAATTTATAAAAGCCTTGGTTTATTTGCTCGATACCGCTACCCCATGTTGTACTAGCTGCGGTGTCGTTAATTAAGACAGACGGCACACCCATAAAGCGCGCTATGTCTTCAATTGAGAATTTGCGGCTCTCTAAGAGCTGCATATCTGTTGGGGATAAACTAGACTGCTGCCATTTAAAGTCAGCCTCTAATATAAATAGCTTTTCCTGATTGCCTTCTATCAGGCTGCCGTAGTTTTTGCGCACAAGCTCGCGCTGTTCTTTCGTAAGCGCCTTGTCACACGTGAGAATGCCGCCAACCTTGCCACCGTTGGCCGCCAGCTTGTTTTGCCTGTCGCCAAGGCTCTTGCTGATGCCAAGAGCGTTGCCGGCATAACCCAGCGGGGATAAGCCAATCAATCCGTTTCCGAACAGCTTAATATGCCATACCGTTTGTTCTGAAAATACGTTTATATTGCCGCTAGGTGTAGTGTATTTATAAATGACGGAACCGTCTTGCAGCAATTCTTTTTCCATTTGCGCAGATGGATAAACCTGTATAGATACAATCCGGCTGGCTCCAATGCGCTCAACAATCATATAGGCATTACCCCATACGACAAGGTTAAGCATCATGCTCTCAAAAAATTCTGTTCGGGTTTGGTATCGGTTCGGATGGTAGTTTAACAAGCGCCACAAGTCGTTATCGGCTGTTGCGCGCTTTACGCCCGATTCAATGTCACGCTCATAGCAAACCAGCGGCATTGCTGCCACGGTTTCGGTTAGCAGGCGGGCACAAGCCCAGAACGCGCTCTGTGTCATCGCGGCGTCGAAGTCTTTCACTTCAGTTGGCTTGCTAGGTAGAGGGCTTTGTGTGCCCACTGTTACCGTATCGCCGCCACGGCCAAAGAAGGTCCTAATCCAGCCCATTAAATCTCCACCGTTAGCAGGTCGTCAAAGTCGATCACTGTATCAGCCTCTTGTTGTGCCCTGCCCAATGCCATTAACAATGCCACGACTCCATCTATTTTATTTTCGTCCCGCTCTTTTCGCGGGTAAACATTGTCTTTTGCGTCTGCTTTGGCTACTGTATTGGATACCATCCAGGTCATAACGGGGTCGCCGTTGTGCTGAATCTTCCCTGCTCTGATTAGGGAGTCTAAAATCTTCATCGGCTCACTGAAGTTTAACACGGTGGGCCGCATCTCTACAACAGGGACGCCTTCAGCCATCAATTCAGTTATAAGCATGGTCGCCTGGAACGGGTCATAAGCAAGCTCGGCAATCTCAAACGCGCTGCATAATCCTAAAATATCTGCCTTGATCTCGTTAAAGTCGATAATTTCGCCATCAGTTATTGTTAGCCATCCTTCCTCCGCCCATGCCTTGTACATCTCGTTGCCGTTTTCCAGCGCCGACTCTGGCAAGTAGTATTTGCCGAACCTAATATAATCGTCACCATCTGGGATAAGTAGCTCAACGGCTGCAATATCAACACGACTTGCCAAGTCCATTCCGATGAACGCGCGATGCCCGAAATAGTCTTCAATGCGCATATCTGCGCCACAACTGCGCCACTTATCGACGTTAAAATAAGCCTCTCGCGAGCCAACCCATACGTTTAAATGCTTGGTTTTATATGTCGATTGTTTGCGCGCGTTGTTTTTTGCGTCCTGTAGTCGAGCTAACAGAAACTCTTCGCTAACAGAAACGCCAAAATTAGGGTTTGCTTTCTTAACCGCTTCGATGGTTGACCAGTCATCCCCTTGATCTATGCCGTAAATCAGCGCGAATAACTGATCGTTTTCCTGCACTTTATCAAGCACTTTCTGGGCTTCTAGCTGCAATTGGTAGCATGGGCCTGACAAATTATCCCCTGCCGTAGTGATATACAGCATTAATGGCTGTTCACGCGCGCCCATGCCCGTAATCATTGTGTCAATCAGGCGGGAGTCTTTATGCTCATGCACTTCGTCTACAATGGCGCACGAAGGACTGGATCCGTCTGGCGGGTTTCCGATGATAGGCTCCATCTTTGAGCCGTTGCGCAAAATGCAGATATTAGATGCGTTATTCTGTAGCTCAAAATGCTCTTGCAGTGGCGGGTTCATTCGCACCATAGCTTGAGCTGGAACAAAAACCTCCTTGGCTTGCTTCTCACTGGTCGCGCCAGTGTAAACTTCTGCGCCATGCTCGCCATCTGCGCAAAGCATATAAAGCCCGATTGCTGCCGCCAAGGCTGATTTCCCATTTTTACGCGGAACCAATAGCAGCGCCTCGCGGTACCGCCTAAAACCAGTGACTAACGAAACCCATCCGAACACGTTGCATATAAAAAATATCTGCCACGGCTCAAGTATCAGGTTTTTCTTTTGATTGGCCCACTTTCCTTTTGTGTGAAATTGGGCTTCTACAAATTTGCAAACCTTGTGCGCTTTGCCTTCGTCGTATCGGTATACACTTTGATCTTCAAAAGCGTCAATAAATTGCAGGCATGAAAGCTGGACGTACTTTGCGGCGAGTATGTCGCCCGCCAGCACGTCCCTTGCGTATTGTGTTGCTATCTCGGTGTAGTTTTTCACTCACATCCCATCAAACGGGTTAACATTCTGCTCTTTCGGTATCACAATTTTTGTTCTGTCTGACGGTGTCATGCCAAAGCGCCCAAGCAACTGGCTAAGCTGCGTAATCTTAGCCGCTGTCATTTCTTCAAAATTTAAACGCATCTCGGCAATAAGCCTGCACATCATTTCAAGTGCTATGCGGTCAGCCTCGCCCAACACCCCACGATAGGAAATGCCCACGACTTCGTCCCATATGGCGGCCTCGTACTCAGTCAGCGATGTGTTCGCTGGGCCAATGCCGCGAGCTGGTGTTGGCTCATTCCGATTTATTCTTGCGGGGTGCTGCTTATCAGTACCCTGCAATGATTTTAGCGCCGTTGGCTTTCTAGGTGCGCCCATAAAAACCCCTATAACTATTGCTTATGCATATTGCGTTGCCATTCATTTTGTGAATGTTTTATTGGAGCTGCGGGAAAATGGCTCCCGCGCCCATGCCCGTAATCATTGTGTCAATCAGGCGGGAGTCTTTATGCTCATGCACTTCGTCTACAATGGCGCACGAAGGACTGGATCCGTCTGGCGGGTTTCCGA